AGGTGCATGGTCCTGAGCAGAAACTTCGAAGAGATCTGGGCAGCCCGCCTACCTCTCCTCGCCCAAGCCCGCGCTCAGGCTCCAAGATGGTTACCCAGCCTCAATTAACTTTTTTGTCTTACACCCCCACTGAGCTTTGATAATTGAGCACCATCCAGCCACTGCCGTCGGTCGAAGCTGCGTCGCGGATCGACATATTCAGGAGCGCCGGGTAAGAGCTGAAGGATGCGACTGCTAGTGGCCCGACGACATGAGCCTGTAGTAATGTATTTTTCCCGATGTTGTAATCCGATAACGTCCGACCATCACTGAGTAGACTACTGCTGAAGTAGATATATTGGTTCTCCGGCACAATTCCTCGTCTGTCCTCTATCTTTGCCTTGACATCCTCGGTCGAGTAACTCGGCTCCACATCTAAGCTGAACTGCTCATTGGATGGTAGATTAATGAAAATCATCATCGCGCCAGAATTACTGACCGTGAGGAAAAGAAAGAGCAGTGAATTTCTTAGGGATATTAGTGGATTGTGTTGCACGATATGTGAGGGGCAGTGGCGAAGGCTGGGAGAGGAGATCGGGGAATAGAGAGTTGTTTTTTTACCGAACGTCAAGGATGTGGCGGCGGCGGAAAAAGGCTCCCAATCAAATCAGACGGCTTCCTCGCCGTCGCCACGATCCGCTTGTTCGACTCAGTTCATTCTTCTTCGGCGGCTCGCAAAACCCAATACCCCTAGTCCAATTAAGAAAGTTGATGAAGGCTCTGGAACAACAGCTGTGTCTGCGGTAAATTTGACACCCTGGCTACCAAACCAAACAATAGACGGAGCTTGGTCAGGAACGGTGTAAAAAGAATCGCTGTTAAGAGTCATAGATCCTGTGAACACTAATGTGTCACCAACGCCCGCTGAAATTGTTGGATTCCAAATGATGGCTATTTGCTGTGTATCAAGCAAGTCTGCTTCGCCTGGGCGATAATTCCAGCCAGTCCAAATCGTGGGTGAAGCTTCAATTCCATTCACAGTAATTGAAGATGAGAAACTAGATATAATAGGGTTACTGCGTGAATGGGCTGGTGCAGCTGAAAACATATTCTCGTAGATCAAATTATGAAGTGCCCCTCCCGATACAACAGATGTCGTTACTAGAGTTTCATTCCAATCTAATGTGATCGTGCTCCCATTGTCTGTAATTATTAATGCCCCATTCGCTCCCCCTGCGAGCGATCCGAATGTGATTAGAGTAGCAGCTAGGGTAGCCACTTTGTTGTATTTTGTTTTCATAGAAAATGTGTTGGTGATTGATTTTTGTCGAACGTCATAGGACAGGCGCGCCGGTGTCAAGCTAAATTTAATCAGACGGCTTCTCTGCTAGGAGTTTGCTTTCTGCGGGAGGCCCCTGAAAGAGCCAATGGGTCGGCCCGGAGGGCGGGGAAATGGGGGTTGTTGTTTTCATAGAAAATGTGTTGGCGATTGATTTTTGTCGAACGTCATAGGACAGGCGCGCCGGTGTCAAGCTAAATTTAATCAGACGGCTTCCTCGGCGTCGCCTGCTCCGACTTGTTAGCGTTTGGGTCGTTTGAAGATTGCTACGACTGCTTGTGGCCTTACGTTCTCTTTGATTCCGGTGTGAAGATCTGACGCGCCAAAGTTGTAAAACGCTGTCTGCATCTCAAGATACGTCGATACTAGCTCCCATCCGTCTCCTCCTATCCCATCAAGCTTCTTTACGTCGATTCTCACAGAGGTCTGTTCTTTAGCTTCGTCTCCGTATACCGATACGCTCTCTCCATCCTTGAATTGCTCGGAGTTGTAGTAACGCTCAATTTTGTATTCCCAGATTTGCACCACAGGCCGAACATCCATTGCGGCAGGCATATCGACATCGCCTACCTCCTTGGAAGCGGGGAAGATAGCGGATCTGTTAACGTAAATGAATAGAAGCACAATCATCGCCAGTAGCGCTGTTGTCAGATTAAAGGCAGATTGGTTTGGTTCTTTCATGGTTTGCTCAGTAGGTGGCGGTATTAAGGGAGCGGTAGCGGGAATCGGCTTTCGCACAGTTCCACTTGGGCGTGTCGCCACGTAGTCACCCTTGCAGGAAGGACATGTGACTTCTCGCCCAAGATATGCTTCTGGAATCTCGTTGAGGGCATCACATTCGGGGCAATGGGAGTTTATCATATTTTTTCTTCGCTAACAGTTTTATTGAACAGCGTGCTGTATTTGTCCTGTAACAGGCGCGTGCTGTATATGTCCCACAAATACAGCACAGAAGAATACTTCTCCGGGAAGTCCCATTCGGAAGAACGGGCTTTGGTTGGTCGTTGGTTGCATTGCGATGGGTTTGCAATAGCAGATTCAGCCATTGTCTGGCAAGCTTTCGTTAGCCGAATTTGATGAATTTGCGCCAATCCAGCATCCCCGCAACGCCTCCAGTTGATCCCGCAGTCCCATACTGCCACCGCCCGCGCTGCTCCAGGTCGTTCTCACCCCATTCCTCCGCAACAGACAGTGTTGATACTGAGCGAGTCGCGCCAGCGGCATGAACAGAATCCGTTCCTCGGGCCAGCCGGTTTCGGCGGCAACGGCGAACACCTGGGCGGCTATGAATCCGGGTTCGTCGCACGGAGGGGCTTTTTTCCTCCGATGTCCCCCATGGTTTCCACCTGTGCCGCCTCCAGTTCACGGCTCTGTTCTTCAAGGCGTTTGAAGGCAGTCTGGAAATCGGCCGGGGTGAGGGCACCGCAGAAGATGAGGGCGGCTTCCCGGAATCCCTGGTCGTTGAACGACGCCCGCACCACTTCCGGCCATGGGGCGCAATGGGTGAAGACGAAGCCCATGATGGCAGAGGTGAACTCAGGGGTGCCGTCGGTGGGCATCTCACCCTTCACGAGCGGGTTGCCGGTGCGGAGAAGCACGTCGTAGCTCGCCAGCGACAACGGGCGCATGGCATGACCCGCGACGATGGTTTCCACGTCGTGGAAGGCGGTGGATAGGTGCTTTTGGCGGTCGGTGTCGTTCATGGGATCTCAGAGGTAGCGGAGGAACTGGTCTTCGGTGGCTGGCGAGGCATCAAGCGGGATGAAAGCGATCTTCCCCCGGCGCTTCACGCAGGCGAGCGGCACATCTTGCTTCACCTTGTCCACGAGGCGCTGGCGATTGAGCAGGGCGCACTTGATGTAGGCGAACGGATGCTCTGGATTAGCGAGGTGCCAGGCGTCGTCATTCCACGCCTCGATGAGGTCCTTGGTCTGGAATTTGCCGTCGGGACTTTGTGGGTCGAAGAACCAAACGGTGCGCTCGCCTCGGATGCCGTCGCCGACAACGCGGACGAAGGGCTTCTCGGCAAGCGGAATGCCAACGGCCGTCAATGCGGCGGCAAGGCAGGTGTTGCTGGTGGCGGTGGATGAAATGTGGGTGATGGCGTTCATATCGGTATCTCAGGTTGGAAAGGTTGGTTCACGGGCCGCCGCCACCGGAAACGACCAGCGGGTAATTGGTCGCGGTGATGTCGATTTTCTCGAAGTCCTCGTTGTTGAGGGCGCGGCTGATCTGCTTGATGATCGTGATTCCGCCGCTGGACTGCATGTGGGCCGGGACTGCATTGGTGAGGGCGAGTGCCGCGCCGATTTTGCCCGAGAACGGGCCGGTTTTCTTCACCAGTCCGGATAGCTTGATTTCGGCTTTCTCCTGATAGAGCGCGAGACCAATGATTTCACCGCCCTTGTCCAAGACCATTTTCTCCTGGTTGGAGTAGTCGATGGAAAAGTCGGTGATGATGATGCCGGCTTCATCCTGAGGGATGCCCCAGTTGCCAGTTGTGCCAAGGAATGTCGCGGCCATTTGACCGCGTGCGGCGTGTCAACCGGAGTCAGAGAGCCGACACTACGGCCTCGTAGCTGAGAACCGATTCGCGGCCTCGTGCTTCATCCGGTGTGGTCACGCTTTCGCGGTCTAGTAGGTCATGGAGAACGAAGGTTTCGGAATCCAACGCCGATTGAATTACCGACTTGCCACCGAGCAACACCGCCAGTTTTCCTGCCCACTCGGCGTGTGTTTCGGCTGGCGTGTCATCCACTTGGGAAAATAGATGCACGTCGAGTTTTACCCGTGCGGTGTGGGGCATGGCCGGGATCGGCTTGGCTTCCGACGTATTGAGAACCACGCATGGACGAGTGCGGATTTCATCGCGGCGGGCGACATGAACTGGAATCGAATTGGGTAGATCCTCGGGGCGGTTGGTGTCGATCCACTCAGCAAGCAGTGACGAAAGGCGGTCTTCGATCAGGTTGGGCATCTTGTCCGTGATTCCGCGTCAACCGTGCTTGTGTGCGGATCATTCAGACAACCCCCTTGATAAACTGGTGCGGATTTCCTAGTAGTCTCGGTGCTGATAAGGGATTGCCAGCGCCAAGAGGACGTCTTCACGGTTGAGGACGTCCTTTTATTTTTCAACCGGTCCTGCCGAATCGCCTGTTGGCCTGATCGTTGACCTTCCGCAGCGAGGTGGATAGAGCCTTGCGCAATCGCCCTGCCGCCACTTGGAGTGCGAGATTGACGGTCTTGTAGGTGGTCACGTCGTCGATGTAGTCGAGATTGTTGATCAGCGTGACGGCGGGCTTGTCGCCGGTCTTGATTGCGGCGCTGCCGGGGGCCTGCTTGTGCCGGGTTGTCCATTGCGCGGCACCCCGCACCCGCCCGCCAATCGCCTTGCCCGCGTTGATCCATGATCCTTTGGCGAAGCCGACCCGCTTCTGGATCTTGGCGATGTAGCTCTCGCGGGCCTTCGCGCTGGTGACGATCTGCTTCGGTTTCGCCGCGCCCAACTGCCCCCATCGGTGAAGCTTCGGGTCGAGGCGGCCGACCGAGAGATCCTTCCAACCGGAACTGGTTTGGCGCAGATTGTTTTCCGCTCGTGAGAAGCGCCGGTTCTGGATGTTTGACCACAAGCGATCTGCCGCCGCCGGATTGGACTTGCGGATTTCCGCGAAGGCATCCGATGGCAGGGCGAACACGCCGCTGATGTCTTTGGCTACCGCATCCTCGCCGGTCTTGCGGGCCTTTTCTGAGAACCCAAACGGCCGGGTGTTGCGGGCGAGTTCCACAGATAGGCCACGCGCTTCCTGCTTCACCAGGGACAGCAATGTCCGTCCCACCTTTTCTGGATAGCGGCGTAGCAGTCTGGCCACGTCGGATGCTCCCTTGAGCTTGGCGGTGAAGCGAACATCACTCATCGGTGGTGCTGAGAGTAAGTGTGAGCAGAGGTGAGCGCGGGTGGGCCGAGACTTTGGTGATGCGGTATTCAGTGCCGTCCACTTCGATGCGTTCACCGAATTTTGGCATGGCGGCTGGGAATGCCCGCTTCGGCACGCGCAGGCTGAGGTCTGGTGATTCGACGAATCCGCCCATGTCGATCTGCTGGTCGTTGCGCACGCGGCTGACGAGCACGAGCAGGCTGATGTCCTTCCACCGCGCCTTCACACCATGCTCTGATAGCAGGTGGCCGAAGTCTGCCAGAATTTCCGATTCGATGCCCATGCCGTGGGTGATGCTGTCAAAACAAAAAACGCCCCCTCCAGTTTCCTGAAGAGGGCGTCCCATGAACAACCTAACCCAAAATCTTATGCCGGACGGGTGATCCGCTCCATGACGGGCTTGTTGCCTGCCGCGAAGCCATACATCAGCGTGAAGCTGACTTCCTGCTTGCCGAGGCGTCCATCGTAGCGGTCACGGACTTGCACGGACAATCCGGTGCGTGGGTCAGTGACGACGCGGATCACAGTGTCGCCGGTGTTGGATGGAACATCTGGCACACGGGCGGCCATGATGAGTCCCTCCCGGATACCGGCAAAGCCGACCAGACGCTCGCCGTTTTCAGGTAGGGCCGAGTATTCGATCACGGTAAAGCCGTTCACGTCGGGCAGCACCCCCGAAACCACCACGTTGCCCGCTGCGGGAGTGATGAACGCCTTGTAGAGCGCCTCATCCTTTTGCAGGGCGTTGTAGTAATCGGAGTTGACGAACATGAAGCGGCCCATGTCCGGGATGAACCGCTTGTTGAGCTTGGTGCCGATGTCCACCACGGTGTTGCGACCGAACGAGGCGGCGGCAATTTCCGTTTTGTTGGTGAAGTTGGCGTTGATGATGAGAGCCATCAGGTCATCGCTCACCTTGCGGCCGAGGGCATAAGCCACTTTGTCGGCATAGCGTTGGTTGAGATCGATCTGACTGGTGGAGCGCTCCACGTCGGTGATGGCATAGCCCGCGTAGGCGTGCTTGTTGATCTTCACGCTCACATCGACCTGTGCCTGGTCATCCGGGACGTAACCCGTGGCAGGAACGAAATCCTTGGCCACCGTGGGAGTGACGATGTGGGTGACGATGTCTTGGTTGAACTTCACGCTGGCCGAACTGAAGTCGGTGGCGATTTGTCCGAGGAGCGGGAATCGGGCCAGTAGCGTGTTGAGCGCGGTCTGGGCGATGATGGCGGAATTAACCGTGGCGTTCGAGTTGGGCATGGCGAATTAGCGGGTGAAGTGTTTGGCGAGGTGTTGTTGGTAGAAGGCGGCGGCTTCCACGGGCTTGTGCTCGGTGACGAGCTGCTCGTATTGGGTGACGAGGTCGTGGAGGGACGGCGTCTGAGCGGCCTGTGACTGGTGGCCAGCCGGGGTGACGTTGGCGGGGAGCATGGTGCCGGTGGAGGCGACGACGCGGGCCACTTCAAGTTGCAGCCTGCGGTCGAAATCCACTTGGGATGCTTGAAGGTCTGCGATGCGGGTTTGGAGGGCGATAGCTTCTTGGGCGGCGGAATCCCGTTCGACGCCAAGTGTCTCGACTTGAGCGGAGAGAATTTCCACTTCACCGCGCAGCGAATCGAGAGTCGCAGAGCTTTCAGTGAAAAGTTCGGTTTGCGCCTGATAGTCCCGGGTGAGGTTATCCACCTGGGTGAGGGCTTCGGCAAGTTGGTCTTCAAGTGCGGTCATCGCACGGGCTCCCCTGTCAACCGACGCGTAATAGACCTTGAGACGGCGCATGGCTTCGGCGCGATCCGGAACCATACCTGCCAGATTGACCCGCTGTGCCTGCTTGCCGCTGAAAGTTTGACCCTCCATAGCTTCGGGTGGGATCGAGCGTCCTTTTGCCAGCACGGCCGCATGAAACTCCCCGGCAATTTCAGCGAGGTTCGATTGGATCAATTCGCGCTGGTCGTCGGTGAGTGGAGTGCCTGGAGCACCCATCGCCTTGTATTTCCCCACAGAGAAAACCTCCACCTTGATGCCTGCCGCACTGATAGCCGCTGAGCGATCAACCACCGCTTGCACCACGCCGATAGAACCGACCTGCGCGGATGGGGTGGCATAGATCGCGCGGGCCTGGCTGGCGATCCAGTAGGCGGCGGATGCCATGAGGCCGGAGGAAAATGCGTAGACCGGCTTCTGCTTATCGAGCGATGCCACGGCGTTCGCCAGTTCAGGAGTGCCGGCCACCGTGCCGCCGGGAGAGTCGATGTCCAAGAACACCGCCTTGATGTCGGGACGGGAACCCGCTTCCTGAATAGCCGCTCCAATTTCCTCAGAGTCGGTAGCGCCCATCAGCACCCGGGCGAAGATGTCGGGCTTGCGGATGATTGGCCCGTTGATCGAGATCGTCGCCACACCATCCTCAACGGAAAGCAGGGAGCTGACGGGCTGATCCCGGACCACTGGATTGCCAAGCGCACGAAAAGAATCCGCCGCAGCCACCATTGAGCGCAGTGCTTCAGGCTGGATTAGCCACTGAGGGTTTTGCAGGAGGAGCGAGTTCACGCTCAGGAATGGCTGTCAACGCGGCTGTTTGCTTTTCTTGTTTCGATAGATCAGCGGCAGTTCACCCTCAATTCGACTTCCACGCCCTTCGTTGTGGTGGGACCAAGCTGGTCTGAGGTTCGAATAGTGAAAGCACTTCTTCTGGTGTTCGACCCGACTCAGATCAAACACCGCACATGGGATGATATGGTCGATGTGCCATCCGTATCTGCCGTAGTTCTCCCACGTCATTCCAGGAAGGAATTGGGATTCGAGATGAGTCAGGAGTTGCTTTACGGCGCATCCTATTAGGTCCATCGTTTTCCCTGCTTTTTCTGCGTATTGATGTTTCACGGCTTTTCCAACACGCGACCGTAATTGTCTCGCGAATAGATAAGACCTATCATTTTTCAAACGTTCACGATCAAGCTTCCTAAGTCGATCTTTGTGCTTTTTACGATAGCGCCTAACCCTATCCCTCGCCGCCAATTTTTGCTCATGTGTTAGGACTCGCTTTGGATTGCGGCGGTATGCTGCTCTTGCAAGCGCTCTTACGTGATCAGGGTTTCTCCAATACCTAGCCACCGCTTCTTTGCGGACAAGTTCGCGATTCAGGTCTCTCCATTCACGGCGCTTTTGGAGTAGTCTCTCGCGATGCCGCTGCCTGTATCTGCGTCCTCGTTCAAGTGACTTTAGACGATTGATTTCCGCCTTGTCTTGCGTTTCTGCTCGGTTGCTCACCCGCCTGTTGCGGTGTCAACGGTTGCTGCGCTTGCGGTGGGCCAACCGATGGCTTCCAGAGCATTTCGACCGGAACACCGTATTTTGCGGCGGTTTCGATAATGAGCTTAGCGTCGGCTCCCCGGCGCAGAATCTCTTCGCCAAAGTCCGCACCTAGCTCGGCGTAGTGATCCGATAGAGTCTTCAATCCCATCTCGACGTCTGCTCTGTTTTGCTGTGCTTCACGGCCAGCATCCGTTGAGACCCTGCGGGGGCAGACCGAACCAATCTTCCACCATCCTTCAATGGGCGGCAGGAGTCCGCGGTCGAGGGCATCGCCGATCACGTAGGTCCAGACCGGCTGGATGAGGCGGCGTTCGAGAATCATCTGCCGGAATGAGAAGCGGCGGTCAGCTTTGGCCACGATCAAGCGCACGCCCGCTCCACCAATCTTGCTGGAATCTGCCGCAAACTCGAATGGGATCACACCCAGCGCTGAGTCCCGCCGTAGGTGCTCCAGGAAGCCGGTGAATGTAGGAGATGGCCGATTGGATTGGAAGCTCTCGATGGACTCATCAGGTTTGAGAGCCACCAGCTTTCCCCCCACGATTTTCTGAAGTGTGATTGGGTCGCTTGGATCATGATCGCCCGCTGCGCCCCCAACAACGAAGTCTCCATTGTCGTCCAGTTCCCCACGGGCAGTTTTGAGCACCCGGGAAATATCGGCGTTGTCCTTTACTGCGTGTTTTTCGAGCGCCAGTAATTCCATCTCATCGAGGGCGTGGTTGATGGAATGCTGAATGGTGGGATGGGACCTCACGCCGCCGGCCCATTCCGGTTCGTGGACATGCAGGATCGAGGACGCTGGCAGGTCCCGGGCTTTTCCCGAATCCTCCAAGACGCGGCAGAAGATCGGTGCACCCCAGGCATCCAGACCCACGCCGTCGATGGTTTCCTTGGTGCCGAATTCGTCGCCGACGCGGTGGGACTCGATAAGCTGGATGCGAGGCTCTCCATCGGCGTCGCGGGTTTTGTGGATAAAATATTCGCCATCGATGTCCATGCCCCGGCAGACGAGCGACTGGCATTCTTCAAAGGAAAAGCGCCGGGTGATTTCACAGCGGGCCGACCAAAGGGCGAAGTAGGCTTCCGCAGTTCGGTTCCACTCTGGATCTGGCGACTGTGCCTGGACTCGGATGCCATCACCGGTCGAATAGATGGCCATGTTGGCGACCAGTTCGCGGACAAACCCGGAGTTCTTGTGGAGGTAGCGAGACTTGCGGACAAGCTCACTGCGCACTGAAGAGGTGAGTTCGTTGCGGGCGTCGGTGGGGGCAAAACCCGGAACCAAGCCACGACGGGGCGACCAGTTTGCCGACTCGAAGGGAGAACTCCAAGCAGTGGGGAGAAGGACGGGCGGCAGCCACTTGCGGGCGATTTGTTTGAGGGTCATCATTTTGGCAGGTAGCCTGGGATGGAGGAAGCCGCCGTGGTCCGAAGTCTGCCGTAGGTGGCCGGGTCCAGAACACGGAGGGCGTGGGCGCATTCCTCAAGCACCTGATCGACCGGCATGGTGAACTGCTTGGCCACCGAGGTGTCTGCGTCGTTCCAGTTCATGATCGTCTTGCCTTCGAGCAGGAATTCCTTCGCTCGCTGTTGGATTGCCAGAACCTCGGATACGGTGAAGCCGGTGATGAATAAACCTCGCGCCATGACCGAGGGCGGGTGTCAACGGATCAACGACCGCTCCAAGTGGCATTGCTGCCCCGCGTGTCGATGTGGACGAAGCCAGACGATGGATAGATTCCAAGCCCGCCCACAAACTTGCCCGCTCTGCGCCACTCCAACAGCCGATCATAGACTTGCTTCGGGCTCACTCCATCAAAGGCAATGTCGAGGGCGGTAAAGTTCCTGTGCTGGCTGAGAGGGACACCGCCAACTGCCCGATTGTAGTCCGGCGAGCGATACGAGCTGAGGATCCGGCAGGGTTTGCCGAACGATTGGCGCAAATCATCGACGATCCGGAGCGTGGGCACGATGTTCTTCCAGAGGCTTTTGGGTGGCGCACTGTTGGTCACGCCTCTTCGCTGCGCCGCGAAGTAGGATTCGAACTCGCGGGCACCGAAGTGACGGAATTCTTGGGACTCGAACCAATCGGAGAAGGCACTCATGATGCCTCGTCCTGAGTGTCAACGGCGGGCTCTCCCACTGATTCGCGCCCCACGATCTTGAGCATGGTGGCGGCGGCAACCTGCATTGCCTCGTTATCGAAGAGGTGGTTGGCGCGAGACCCGATACGCTCCCAAATCCACTTGCCGCCTTTCTTGATCCGGTGCTCGCTTTCCATTTGGGCGAGATATTCCTCGTCGATATCGTCAGGCACCTCCCACACCGGCCCGTTCTCGGGGTTTTGGTTTCGCCGAAGGCGGGCGAGTGTGTCCTTGATGTTGAGGTTGGACCAGTAGAACACCGAGCACGATTGGCCGCGGCCGAGCACCACCTTCCTTCGCGGCGAATAGAACCGCTCGACGGATTTTCGGCCTTTCACCTTGTGCGTGAAGGTGGCGCGCTTGTCGCCCAAGAGTGCTGTCCATCCGTGGGCCGCGCATTCACGATAGACGTCGTAGGTGGCGTATCCGGCGTCAATGAACACCAGGTTCGGGTGAATGCCAAAGCGCTCCTGCACGCTCTCCACGTCGGTGAAAGTGAGTATCCGCTCGTCCCAGATCAATCGGCTCGATCCGTCCTCGGCCCATGCGCGCACGACCAGCCAAAGGTGGTCCATCTGGCAGTCCACCGTGAGGATCCGCAGTGGACAGGCACACGGTTCGCCAGCCGGAACCAAGCGCCCTTGGGCATCCACGCCTGCCTCGCCGTCCCAGATTTCGCCTTTGAGATAGCCGCCGGGGATGATCTCCAAGCGGTAGTCTTCGAGGTATTCCCGCCACGCCAGCGCCAGTCGCTTCTGGTAGAACTGTTGGATCAAGCTCACGTCTCCTTTGCGGGCGGCGGTTTTTGCGCGGAGATACAGCTCGGCCAAGCGTCCCCAGCTCATGGCGCAGAGGGCATTCCAGTGGAAACCCACGTTTTCCTTTGGGGCGTTTGGGTTGGTGGTGATGTAGCAACCGGTGAGGCTGAGTTCACGGCGGGTTCGGTCGCTGTCATTGAAGTAGTGGTTGCACGAGACGCAATGCATCGTAGTGGTGTCGCTGACTTTCTGGAAATCCCACTGACCGGATTCATCGCGGGCGTCCTTGCTCCATTCCACCTGGTCCCACTTGAAGGGTTGGCGGTGGTGGCAGTGGGGACAGGCGAACGTCCACTCACGCATGTTGGTGGTTTCAAACTTCCTGTGGGTGTCGTCATCCTCCTCGCCGCCTTGGCTCATGAACAGGCACTTGCCAAGCCAACCGAACGCGGTGACACGGGCTTCCGCTTCCGCCATGTGACCATTTTTGTAGCGCCATGTCTCATCGCAGACTAACCAACGAATCGAGCGCCGCTGGAGGTTCGTCTTGTTGTTTGCACCTAGCACCCAGAGCGTCATGCCGTTGGCGAAGTGGATTGTGTTGTTGCGTTTCTTGTGACGATTGGCCGGATAGAGTGCCTTCACAGGCTCACATTCATCGAAGAGTTTCTGGAGTCGGCTT